AAACCCATTACTTGCATTGTTTCCTGCTGTTTATAATAAAGTTTACAAAAACACTTAGCAATATTTCTAAGTTCTTCGAGATCACTACAACTATCTATTTCACCGGACAACTTAGTATATTCAAAACTTTTAGAAAGATTATCTAAACTAATATCATTTGGGTCCATTGATTAACTCCTTTAATAGTGATTTAATTTCGTTAATATCATCTTTCATACTAGCAACTTCTTCCTCAATTGTTTGTACTTTTTGATGCTCTTTATTATTCACCTCACGTCTTGCAATGTATTTTTCATGATCTAAAGAATTCATATTTAATATCGCTCCAGTATGCGGATCTCGCCTAAGATCCGCGTGATCTTTTACCTTATACATCATGCTAAAGCTAGAACTCTAAGATCTTTAATTCTTGGAACATAAGTTTGATTTGTTCCAGTAAGTAAAATCTTAATTCTATAAGATCTAAATGTTGGTAATTGTTCAACACTAAACGTGTGCTCTTTGAATTCGATGGATCCACTATCAAATCCGAATGTAGGAGTCTTACCTACAAGCACATCTGGATCTCCGTTGTTGTTAGCAGCATCAATAATTTGACCTCTAGAATTAATATTTTTGTATCCAGGGAATGGAACAAAGATTGGATTAAATCCATCTTTATTACTTATGGCATAGAATGCTTTAATTCCAGAATAATCATTGATGTGAGCATCAAGAATAATTTTGAGAGAAGTTGCAGGATTCGTCAATTTAATTTCTTTTGAAATATACTGACAAGCTGTTGGATCGTCAAAAACTCCGTTTACTCTTGAATCTGTTGCAACATCAACTATTACATCATTTACTCTATTAGAGGAAAGAATGGTGCTAACTCTTTGACCATCAAGAACAGGTGAAATATGAGAATCAGTTGTTACCATATTGACTCTCATTTGAAGAGATTTAGATCCTTCAATATTAACCAATTTAACATCTTCATTTACCTTAGAATAAATCATTCTAGTAGAATCAAGATAGTTTGGTGAATTAACTACCAGAGGTTCAAATCCATTATCAACATAAGGAATTTCATTGCCACTAATACTCTTACCGGTAACAGTTCTTACTTCTGCACTAATAGAAGTTCCTCTTGTAGTTACATTCTGAACAATTGGTGTAATAATCTCAAAGGGCATGTTTTGAGTTGCCTTGATCTTAGTTCCACCAGAAGACTTAGTTGCACCAATATAAAGTTTTGGATGACCAACATCATTGCTTCTGTCATCATTTTCAGAGTTGAACTTCTCAGACATATCTAACTTAATATTGTAAGAATCATAAGTAATCGAGTTTCCGATAGAAACTTCACTTAATGTGTGAGTTTTATTGATTCTACTTAAGTTAACTCCACCAAGTTCATACTTAAATACTGGAGTTCCAACGGGATATGTGACTGAATTTGTTCCTCTTATAATATTACCACCAATACTATTGCCAGTGACTGAGGTATATTCAATTATTTCTTCACCAATCATAAGATAACCAGTATTGGTTGTGCCAACACCAACATTTTCAAAAGATGTGAAGTTAGTGGCATTATCAACAGATAGTCCACTAGTTGAATCTGATGCATAAGATGCACTCAGTTTTGTTGGTTTGATGTCAGGAGAAACTCCAGAAATAATAACTCTATTATCAGTGAAATACATTCCATGATTTTGATGATTCACTTTCAAGTGAAGTCCGTCAGTGTCAACATTGATAGTTGAAACTTGAACATCACCGCCTACTCCTCCAGGAAGACCATAATTAAGTTCAGTTGTAATTCCTGCACTATTGACATACATCATAGTTTTTGCAGCACCAACTGCAAACTCACCTTGAACATTTTCAAATATAAGTTCATTGGTTTGACCAATACCAGTGACTGTGAGTCTTACATTTCTACCAACGGATGCGTTACCGATGGTTGTAATTCCAAGAACATCACCGACTTGATATCCATTACCGCCTGCGTTGCTAATGGTTGCACCACTTGCAACTATGACTCCATCAGAAACGGTAATTTCAGCCTGAGCACCTCTACCATTACCACTCAGAGTAACAAGATTAACTCCAGTAAAAGTAAGTGATCCGTCATTTGGAGTCAGACCAATACCAGCATTTGAAATTGTCAGATTACCAACAGCAGTTCCTGCAGTTCCAACCAAGTCGCCAGTTGCATTAGTTGTTTGTTGTGAGAAAGTATTACCAAGTTCATATCCAGAATCTGCAACTGTAGTTCCAAGACCAACTCTAATCTTTCTGGAACTAAGTTCAATTGCATCAGGTTGAAGAGTTGGAATTTGTCTATTACCCTCAGTCAGTTCAGGACTATAGAATTCTACAGTTCCAGAATCAATAAAGTCCGCTCTATACATTATAAACTTAAGATCTTCCCATTGACTTGCTTCCCAAGTCGATGCGTTTTGAGACTTAAACAAAGATCCAAGATATGGTTGATTGGAGATAAAGGTGTCACTAAGGAGATCATTCTCACCAATTCTTGAGATGTAGACGCTATACTTAGTTGAGTTAGATGCAAGAGCAATTGCATATTCTTGACCACCTTCTAAGAAAACAGGAGCCTTAAATTCAATTGTAGTTGCAACTGATCCATCATCAGAAAGATCAATATCTGCGGGATCAATAACAATTTCAGAGAAGGGAAGAATTTTTTGAGTTGGGAATCCATTCTCCATGGTTCTAAGTTGGAATACCAAAGGAACATCATTATCGTCTTTTGTTCTAAAGTAAACATCACACTTGGTAACGAATACTCCTGTTTCCTCTTCAACTAAGAAAGATTGTGCAAGAGGGTCATACCATCCAACAATATTATCTTGAGAAGATTGATTAACAACTTGAGATCCTACAACTTCCGTTCCAAGATTTCTGTTTACGTTTCTTTCTTGGAATTCTTGTCTTTGTTCTACTCTTGCGTTTCTTACCGAAATAATATTTTCTTGAACTGTTTCAAGTGTTCCTGAAGCAGTAAACCCTTCTTCAGCAATAGTTGTTGCTACGTTGGGATCATTATCAATATCATTGGTAAGAGTAAAAACTTTAGTTCCTGTTTCAAATCTTGGATGAGTAAGAACGTTTGGATCTGGAATAAAGAAACTACCAGTTAGATTTGCTGCAAGATCAGAGATAAGTCTTACGTTTGTAATCGTTGCTTCTGCACCACTAGTTGATCCCTTAAGAACCATTCCTTCTGCAACATAACCGCTATATTGTCCCTGCGCCTCATTAGACAGAGAGAATGTATCAACATTCAAGATAGTTGAAGTTGCAGAATATACGGAAGGAAGGGGAGATCCAATATAAGGATTCTCTCTAAAAACCTGATCAGGTGCATTATATTCGCCTTCTCTGTGATTGGATTGAGAAACTCTAAATGTAATTCTTGGTCTGTTTCCTCTTTCAACTGGACCAAGACCAGTATCAACCATTCTACCAACAACAGTTTCACCAATCTGGAATGTTCCAGATGCCATTTCAATCTCAAGGAGTTTAGGTACACAATACTTGGTTACATTTTCACCATCAAAGAAACCATACATTTGAGTTAGGGGCTTCATTCTCTTAGAAACAAACTCAATGTTTCTTGATCTCATAGTTGCAATCAGGTCTCTACTTACAGTTCTGTCTCCAACAGACTCTCTATCAAACTGTTCAGTAACAACTGTTTGTAAACCAGTTCTTGATTCAACTCCAGTTTGAATAGTTTCTCTTAATGTGTCCTCTATAGTAGTTGTAGTTGTAGTTTCAAGAATTCTTGCAGGGTTTCCAAAACCTCCACTAAAGTTATTAATCCAACCACCAACACCTCTTCTACCACCCGTTGAAGACTGAGTTCTTCTTACTGTAGTATCATTAAATTCAAATCCAGTCCAGTTAGTTTCCCAAGCGTTCCAAACGATAGGAGCAAAACCAGTTTGTGGATCAAGATTTTCTGTCCTCCTCAACATTTCAACTGTTGAACTATAGTCACCCTCAACATCGATGACTTTAGCTTCAAGTCTCACAGTGTCTACCCAGGTATCAGAGGCAGGGGTAAGTTCCATAGTCCCTTGCCAGAAACTAATTAAGAAAGGAGTAACACTTTCAGTTCTAGTAGCAAATGGTTGATTAATATATTCAACTTCGCTATAGTCAAGTGTAATTACATCATTTGCCTTTCTAATATTATTACCCTCAATAGTGGCAAAATTAAGATCTGCTGTTAAATCAGTATCAACAACAGGGCCAAAGATGAGATCAACAGAGTTTGTATAATGTCTTGGTCTTAACTCTTTATGTGCCCTATCAATACTATTTTTAATTTTAAGTCCATCTTCTTGAGCTGTAAATCCAGTAAAATTATCAACGAAGAAACCAGACTTAAATCTATTCAAACCATCAGCATCTGCAACAAACATATTTGCAGTGGTAGTTTCTAAAGTAGAAAGAGATGTATAATATTCAAGATTTGAAATTCTATTTTCAAGTTTCTTGATATCTGTCATTCTAAATCTCTTATGTTCTAAGAATCTAAGAGATGCTTGCTTAACATTATATAAGAATGGAGGTAAAGTAATTTCAGCAACTTCAAGTGCTTCATCAATTGGGTTTGGTCTTTGAGGAAGTTCTGATGGAGTTCCATATACAACTTGAAACTTACCTTTTTTGTCTAAGAATACTCTGTCAATTCTACCAAGATAATGGGAGAATGTTGTAAGAATTGCCTCATCAGATGCTAAAGCGTTAGTTGCAGAGTTTCCTGCAGCATTAAATGTTCTTCCAAGGAATTCTAGTGGAGATCTGCTACCCTCAGATGCAGTATATTCAGAAACTCTTGGACGGATATCAATTATATCAGAGTTTGCAAATCCATTTACAGATTTAATCTGAGTCGCATAATCAAAATTTTTGTAAGATTCTACTGTTGTAATGTCACCATTATCAGTGGATTCATAAGAAGCACTCAGATAATAGATTTTAAGTTTCTTAGCAGGTGCTATAGATCCTTCTTTTCTTTCCAGTCTTGCATGATCGTAGAAAGTTTCTTCTTGACCAGTTCTAAACTTAAAGTTGCCGGAAATGTCAAAACTATCAGAATTTAAAGTTGAGACAATTCCTTGAATTCCCGTCTCTTGGAAGGTAACAGTTTCACCCTCTACAAACTGAATATCATTCTTATAAATGAACGAAATCTGGCCTGAAGTTAGTTTTTCTGCAACAATTGCCTCAGATCCCGTTGTTTCGCCAATAAAGGACTCCCCAACTAACAATTCAGCAGTAGTTGTAGATGTACTGTTGATGTTAGATAAAGTGACTTTAGGTGCAGTCGCATCATTCGTATCCGCAGATTCAAATACGCCATGAATCTCAATAACATCTGGAACATTCAAAGAGATTGTATGATCTTGAACTCTTGTTCCATATGGATAGTTTCCATGAGAAAGTCCATCATTTAGAGTTGTAGATCCAGTGCCAGATGCTTGATTGTTTGACTTGTCAACAATTAGAGTCTTGACTCTGTTTTTGATTTTAATCTTAGATGTTGGTTTTACTTTTTTAAGTGATGCAATTAAAGTAGCACCAGTATCATTAGAACCAAGACCATATATGTTCAGTCCAGTTCCTGCAGTATTGACTTCAATTTTATCTGAAGATAAAGCTTCTGTAGTTCCGTCAGATCTGATAAGTGCATATCTCTCTTCATCAAATGGTAAGAAAGATTCATTTGCATCTGCAGTAATTTGAGAGGAAAGTTGATTAGAAGTAATGTCAACACTAAATGTTTTTCTTACGGTAAGACTTGCATCACTAAGATCGACAGTAGCGATATCAGTTTTAGGTAGTAATGTATAAAGAGTATTATCGGAAGATGAATCAAGTTTTGTAGTTACTAATCTAAAGTCACTAACATCAATACTTGATGTTGGGAGAGATCCTGCTACAACTCCAGGAACCGGAGTAACTGCTTCGATTGCAATAGTATTAGTGCCAACACTTGTCACTCTGGACATTGTTGGATCGGTCAGAGTTGCTGATGAGTTTGTATATTCTACAAGATCGCCAACTGTAAACGCTGCAGGGAAAGAATTATTAGAACTTCTTACTGTACTAACACCACCAGATGAAGCAGTAATAGTTGCCACACCAACAACAATTGATGGTGACTGAATAACATCAGCATTGAAAGTGTTAATGCCAGTGTTACCATCATTGGTTGCATATACTGACTTAACATCTGCTAATGTGTGTGCTGTTACTGCAATTGCAATTCTTCCATCAGGCACACCATCAAAAATAAGAGATTCATTTTGTATAAAATCTCCTTCTACCTCATACACTGTCAGTGCGGTTCCTACAGTTACGGCATCTTTTAGGAATCCAGTAGCACCACTATTAGATCCTTTAATAAAGGTTGGAACAGAAAGGGTGGTTGATTGATTAAGAGACAGATGAGTTACGGTCTGTACGTCATATAATGCAATATCCCATTCATTTAAACTGCTATTGTTAGCGTCATATGATCCAGATTCTAATCTGTAGTCATAAACTCTTGCAACACCAATTTCTTTACCAACTGCTGAGGTGTCAGATGATACACCAACCCTTTGATCTCTAAGACTGAGAACATATGTATTACCAATTCCAATATCAGGTGCTCTAAGAGTTCTGTTTACTCTCAGAGTTGGACCAGTATTGTATATGATGGACTGATCTTCGATAGTCTTTGTTGTTCTTGGTTTTGGAACATCAATGAATGTTGGATTTGCAGTTTCAATATCATATCCACGAACAAATGCTCTACCTGGAGAAAACTTATAAAGTGCTAGATCATCAGTTGGAACCTGACCACTATAAGTTAGTTGTTGTGCATTAAATACACCCCTATTACCTCTTCCATTGTTTAGAGATTCATGAACAGAAACGTCAAATGCTTTAACATAATAATCACCAGATTCTGCAAATGTTCTTCTTGCAAGTATATCAGTCCAATCTTTAAATCCTGGTCCTCCACCAAGATCACCTCTTCTGGTTGGTGATTTTATATTGCCGTCTTCAATAATAGATAATTCGACAAACTGATCGTCGTTATAATCAGTTAATGGTTTTTTGAAAAGACTCACAGATATTTTTAGTCTATCTGCACCCGGTGCAGAGTAGTTATTAAATCCCTGAGAATTGTCATTTAAAGTTTCGTCTGCATCAGCGTTGACAATTTCTTCAGTAACCTGAAGACCAACTCTATAGTTTGGGCTAGTTCCGTACTGATCTAAAAGGAGAGTTTCAGTTTGAACATTTACAAAATAACCCCTAACAAAATATACTCCTTCTTGAATCTGAAATGCAGATCCAGTTGCGGATGCATCGGATGCAATAGCATTTGCAAAAGGTGCTCCAGCAGCAATTGTTGAATTTCCAAGTAATCCTGATGAAATAACCTGATTGCAAGTTAAAGACTCTCCATCAGAGAAAGTCTGAGTTGAATTATTTGTTGTGCTTGAGTTTAAGTAATTAATATAAAGGGTAAGATTTCCCCTCTCAGAATTTTCTGGTAAAAGTACTTTATCAACAACAGCACTTACTCCAGACAATTCTCCAGTAATTTTTGTCCCAACTAATTGTTCAGCATACGCAGCAACAGGAACCCCAAGATATGTGTTTTGCAGTTGAACGCAATAATATAATTGAGAGTATCCAGTATTCCCTGGAATTACTTTTGCACCTTCTTTAAAGAAATGCTGACCAAACCTTTCAATCTGATTCTGCAGAATAGACTGTAAAGTAGTTAATTCCCTCGCCTGTACTGGATATCCCGGTTTAAATAAAACTTTATGGAAATCGTTAGCAGAATCAAAGTCGTCAAAATATGGGGCTACATTGAGATTTGTTTGCTGAGACATAATTCTTTAGAACTGCAAAATGATTTTGATATCTTCTTTTTGGTTAGATGATCTGGTAATTGAAGGTCTGTTATCTACGTAGATAATATTACCTGCATGTTTTTTAACTTCAGGACCTGCAACCCCACTGGTAAATGACTGACCAAGATAATATGTTTTATTATTTATTATGGTTGAGATACCGCTAAAGGATGTATCAATTGCCAAATTAGATCCACTCGTTGGAATAATGGTTAAACTTCCACCGGACTCTGGTGCTGCGGTAAATGATTTCAAATCAAATCCATACGTAGGATTTGTTAAAGCAGTTCCTACAGTGTTAAAACCTGCAAGAGATCTATCTTGCCAATACTTTAAAACTCCTGTTGTTGCATCATAATTTACAACTCTACCAACAGCAGTGCTACCAGTAGCAACTGTTTGAGTAAAATATGAATCTGCCGTAAATGAAGCAGAACTATAACCAGTTCCGGTTAGTTTTAATGCGTTAAGAGCACTTGCTTTATCTGAAGTTAAAACCGTACCTGCTGTTACTTCTGGATTTTCTACAACACCAACTCTTGCAATTTGATTACCAGTTACAAAATCTGGATTTTCATTATCATTTTCAATTCTTGAATATAAAAGAACATTGAATGCTCCAAGTTCTCTGTAAATGTCTGCTCCATGACCTCCCTGTGGAGACATGATTACATCAAATGTTGGGATGGTTGTTCCCGTTGGAACTCCACCAGAACTAAGATTTAAACTGCCAAAAGAATATCCCGATCCTTGATTAGAAACTGTTACTCCACTAACTTTAGAATCAGCACCGACAGTTAAAGTGCATTCTGCTCCAGAACCATCACCTTCGATTGGAACTCTTGTATAAGTTTGATTTGCTGTTCCGAGACCAACTCCATCATTAGTTACAGTAACAATTTTGATTGATCCATCTACAGCATTATCTCTAACAGTTGCATTATCACTTGAAGATGACCAATTAGCAGGGACAGGCATAAAATCTGTTGATTCAAATTTTACAACCTCATTTGGTTTAATTGTATAAAGATACTTCCAAACATATCCATCACCACTAGACCCGGCAGATCTTGGTTCTAAATCTGTGAATAAAGGTTCATCCAAAGAAGGTTTGCCATTTGGATTATTTGGATCTGTTCCATTTTGCAAACAAATATAAACTCTAAAGTCACTATTCATTACATAGTAAAATGCAGAATATAGATTTGTGGCACCGGATACGGCTGCGGTATTGGTCACACTATAATCATGTCGATACATGTCATAGGTGGTGCCAGAAGTCCAATTTCTTTTAGGAATTACTTGCCTTACGTCAGAAGAGTTAATTTTCTTTAGAGCGATCATGGTATCCCAATAATCATTCTCTTCTGAAAAATTATCCTTAGGAGCGGGGGGATTTGTGTCCCAGTCACTTTGATAATCTGATGGATTTGGTAGACCAATAAAAGAATAGTAGGAATTAGAACTGGAACTAACTCCAGATACAAAATTCTTTGCATTCAATATTCTAATTTGATCAGTTATAATTGCAGCCATTTTGTGCCAATTTAATGGAGTTTTTTTTATTTATTATGTATTGGATGGGATATAATTTTTAGATCTGAGTTGAACAGATCTTTCAACCCTCATAGAGGTATTAATACCGATTACCCCACCAGAGGTATATGCAGAGTAAGAATTCACTCCTGCTCTAGATGCCATTACAAATTTACCCCAACTGTAATCTCCATATCCAGCACTAGTTGTAGTGGATATAGTTCCTGCAGTTCCAAAAGTAAATGTATCATCAATGTTAACAAATACTCTTCGGAAAACAGAGGTTCCGATTCCAATAATCTGTCTTTCTACGTTTTGAACGTTTTGAACGACATAAACATTGTCAATAAATGATTTACCAACCCCTGCAGTAGATCCATCAGGATCAAGAGAAACGATTGAAGTTGATGCGTTACCAACATTTGATCTCGTAACCACAAAGTAATCATTTACATTAAGAGTGCTCAGAGTTACTGCTGTTCCAACAATAGTAGATTCTCTAAGTTTAGAATCATATGGTATATGTAGATCAAATATAAACTGGGTGGTAACTCCACTTACAGTTGTTGTTCCAAATCCAACAATAATTCCAGAGTCTCCGAGGAAGTTTGTAATAAGATTTTCTTCCTCACTATATGATGGAGAAGAAATCAATACACCAGGTGGTTTATCAGTTGTGTAACCTGTTCCAACATTAGTCAGAGAAAGAGTTGAAACAGTTCCTGCCGCGCTGATTGTTGCAGTGGCAGTAGCCGTGGTCAAACCTAACGTTACATCTTGCTGTGCAGTTCCAGCAATACTGACTGTTGGAGCAGATGTATATCCACTACCACCATCAGATATAACAAGAGACGATACTGTTCCTGCCGCACTCACCACTGCAGTAGCAGATGCTCCTACTTGTACAACTTGAGATACAAATTTAACTTTGTCTTGGAATAAAAGACTCGTGTCATTTTCATTTCTTCCATTGAACAGTGGTCTGATTCTATCAACATAAACGTGAGTGGATCCAATACCAACAGTTTTGGTTATGTATGCGTAAGGATAGATAAGTGGTTCATATAATTCTCTGTCCTTAGCGACACGTTTTTCATCGATAATTTTATCTTCAGTCTGTCTACACCATACAAGAGGTCTAAACAGAGTTTCATCTGTAGTATTACCAGGTCCAAAATATGGGAATGTTTGAACTTGATCGGTTGAATTAACTGCAGTAACTGTTCTTGCATCTTCCTGTAAGAACTGATCTTGTCCACGACTTGGATCATATCCAAGTGTAACTGTATCACCTTTTTTAACAGTTTCAATAACCTCTCTCAAGATAACATCCTGGTCATCTCCACTTCCCTTATAGAAAATAATCTTACAAGAGTCTCCAGGTTTTGGTGCTTCAGCAAATGTAATAACACTACCACCGGGGAATTGATATCCTTGACCAGGTTCTTGTAAGATATCATTTACAAATACAAGTAAGACTTGTTCAACATCAATCTTAGATCCTCTATTGGATCTAATTGAAATCAGGTTACCACCAAGAGTTATATTAAATGTTTTGGTTGCACCGTCAAAATTACCAGATGGATCGTCAAGAGTTTGTAAAGTTCCTATCGTCCAACCAGTAAATTCATCAGAGAATACTTTTTGAATATCCAATTCAAACTGATTAAATGTTCCAGAAGTGGGAATTCCAGTCAAACCACCAACAGGAATGGTAAGAATTTCTCCAGGAGCATATCCAACACCTTTATTATTAATAGAGAAGTCAATAATACTAGATCCATTACCAACAATAATGTCTATAGTTCCATTCAGTCCAGACTGAGCAGTTCCAACATAGTTAAGAGGAATATTAGTGTAAGACAGAGGATCATCAATCTCCACAAATGGTTTGATTAAAGTGGTATATCCAGAACCTGGATTCGTTATCGTAACCGAAGTTGATATATTACCAGTTCCTGTCAAGATGGTTGCAAAACCAACATGACTCATGGTTGCAATCCCGGTCGCACTTTCACCAACACTAACATTTACAAATCCAATTTGTGGATTAGTAACAATAATTTTAGTTTGAGTTCCTTCAGAAATTATTGTAGAGATTGTATCTCCGGTCCCAATTCTAACAAAAGTAGATGCTGTGGATACAATTGTTACTGGAGTAAAATCAGTTCCAACTCCGATTGTGCAATTAGTTCCACTATTCAAAGTTCCAATGAGACTGAGAACACTTCCGGTATTTTCCAGATAGATTTCTGTGGACCCAACTCCAACAGGAGATGCAATATCAGCAAGAAATTCATATTTTGTTGGAACTCTATATCCAGATCCAGTGTTTCCTACACTGATCAAAGAAATAGTTCCGAGTCCAGAAACACTGGCAGTTGCTCCAGCAGAAACTAAAGGTTGATATCCTAATCCTGCTGTAGATCCTACGGAAAGGAGAACTCCACCAAGAGGAAGTCCTGCAGTATTTACATCACTTGTTGTAGATGATGCAGTTCCCGTAAATGTAATAGTGGTAATACCGGCACTTTCTCCCATAGTATAGTTTGAACTATTTCCAGGTTCTTGGAAAATGTCATTAATTAAGATAACACCATTTCCAGTGGCTATGCCTGAGATTTCAGAAGATCCTGCAGAAGTAAGGACATACGTTGTAGTTGTTCCATCAAATTGATCTGAAAGACTGTCAAAGATTACATTTCCAGAGTAAGTTTCTTCTGTAGTATCTGGTGTACCAGATCTCATAAACATTCTTCCTTGGAAAGTAGATCCAGTTGTAATACCAATCCAATCTCTTTCATCTGGTCTATTAGTAATGCTACCAATGGGTTGTCCGCCATAGGGAGCATCAACAAAGTTGAGGACATTATCAATGATATTGTAGTTACCTACAACTTTAGTGATTGTATCACCAGTTGCTCCTAATCCAATTTTAGTTCCTAATTGACCACGACGAACAGTAAATCTGTTTGTGCTACCAATACCAACACCAGTGATCTTCATAATTTCATCACCCATCTTGATCAAATCAGATCCAAAGAATGATGTGATGCCACTCAGGAATACATCATTATCAACACTTGATACTCTATCTGCAAGAGTTTGAGTCTGAGCAGTGGATACAATAGGCGATTGAATTAAATTATCAAGAGCAAGCATGCACTTAGCATTTTGATTTGTTGCTATGAATCTATGAGAAGTTCCAACACCAACACTTTCAAGTTCAATAGGAACAGCAATTCTCTTCAGAGCATTTTCTGCACTTGATGCAAGTTTGATCTTATCGTCAGTAACTTTAATTACAAATATATCTTGATTGATTGGAAGGAATTCTGTATTACCAAGTCCAGCAAAACTTGTAGTTGCAATACCGATAGATGATGTAATTCCACCATTTCTATCATAACGAATCGCTTCACCAGTTACGTAGAAGTGGTTAGGAATTCTAATGGTATCTGCATCAATACTAACAATATCACTATTGTTACCAACAAAATATCTCTCAAAAAGTGGAGCCTCTCTATGAGTTAAATTAAATGCTTTCTTAACAGCATTTTCAGTTCCTTCATACCTTGCATAATGTGAAACAATGAGACCATTATCAAAATCAATTTCATCCTTACTATCATCTTCAAGTCTCAGAGCATTCATAAATGTCTTAACCGTTACACCAATTCCAGCTTGTGGAGTGAAGGTCAGAGAAACACCACCACCAGAAGTTACTCTTGCACCAAATGTTCCAAGTCCAGTTACGTATGGCAAAGTGGTCTCAGTTTCTACCATACCAAATTCTTGAATATATGTTGTTGATGCTTGCTCAGAGGAAGAAAAATCATCAAGAACAAGCATTTCTCTCATTTCATGGTGATTGTGATTATTTCCGGTATCAGAAATTTGAACCATAAAGTATGCAGCATCATATTCAGGGAGATAAGATGCAACTGTAGTGATTCCAGGAGTTCCAGATGCAGCAATTGTTGTAGTTTGTGCATCAAGGAAAGCATGTTTCATTTCATTTGTTCCAAATCCAACAATAGATTCAGAGGTAATGCCGATTTGCATAGTGTTTGCAGTTACTGCTACACCCGCAATTGGAATAAAATCAATCTTGATAGTAGATCCATCAAAGAATGGATAGAACGTTCCAAATCCTGTTCCAACAAAAGATCCTTGATTTGTAGTCAACCTGCCAAATTCAGTTATATAGATTTCACTGCCATCGTGAACCATATTCAACTCATCATATTGATACTCATTATTTGTCAGATCTGAAACGCAAGAATAAACTTTCATAGATCTAACAGTGTCTGCAACAGAAACAACCGTTGTGCGACCACCTGTGCAGTCAACACTATCAGTCTGTATCTCAACTACGTTATCAAAGAATACTGTGCTTCCAACTCCAATTACATTGTCATCAAGGTGATATGCAATATTGACAATTTGATAGTCATTAAATGCAAAGTTATTGGGGAAGAATTGTAATGATGCGTTAACACCAGAAACAACCATATCAAATGAACCAAGTTCTCCAAAGGTATCTGTTCTTCCGTATTGATTAATGTATGCAAAAGTTCCGTCTTGAACCATTGTGACAATATCAAATTGTCTTTCACTAACAAATCTTTCATCCTTGGCATAGATGAAATACTTCATTGCTCTACTGTTATTAATATTAAAACTATCAATTAAAGCAAATCTTGATGATCTAGGATTGCTATTAAACAGTCCACTTACATTGTCAATCTCAACTGCCCTATTACCAAATGACTCAAAGTAATCTTGTAAAATTCTACTTGCAAAAATTACTTCATCGGAATATACAGAACCGGCTATGTCTAAAGAATTTTCTGCAACTAAATCAAAATTATAAACACAATTTAAATCAGCAACTCCATAAAGATCATTAACGACTGTAAAGTAAGACAATTCAGTTGATAATCCAACTGCCATTGAATTTGAAGTAACTTCAGAGAACGATGCTGGAGTTTCAAGTTGATAATCAGAGAATTTTTTAAATCCAGCAGTGTGATTAGTAACACTTACTGCATCATTCCAAGAATCATAATCAACTCTTGATCTGAGAGAATATGAGAAGTTTTGGTAGTAAAAACTATCCTGCACTCTCTGCATATTGGCATTTAAGAAACCAGAATCAGTTAATGATCCTTGCAGAACTCTAGATGTAGAATCAGTTTCAATTAAAGATTCATAAGTCGTAATTGAGGAAGCAATTCCTTGAGTTTTAGATGCAGTTCCTCTAATGACTTCATTGACTAAGAAATCTTTATTTGTAGAAACTCTAAGATCACCAGTTTTTCTATCCCAACTTTCAACAGTTCCTGAAGTAGTATCAGATTCAACTATTTCACCATCAGCAAAATTATTATCTTTTAATACAATATCAAAGATTGGGAAATGTTTTTCTGGAATAATTCTTCCACCTGAATTAAATGAATCAAACTCACCAACAAATTCTCCTCTATTAGTGTCAAACAATCCTTCGAGACTATAAGCAACAGTTGCTCCAACGCCACCAAGATTTTGATCTACATTAATAATTGGGAATAACTTATAGTCATACCCAGAGGAATTGAATCCTCTTCCGGTTGAACCTACGCCAACACTAATATTTTCAATTAAGACTTTATCTCCAACTGCAATTGGGAAAGTTTCAGCAGTGCTAAATCCAACCGATAAAGTTACAGTAACTTGATTTGTTGTTGTATTAAATCCAATGGTACTAATACCAACACCATTAGTATTTGCAGTAGGTAAAATCGTTGGTAAGGTATTACTAATTCCTTTGGTATTTTTAAGAATAGTTACTTGCTCATCACCAAGATTGTATTGTAAATCTACATCTGTAATTCTCTCATCTGTTTTTCCATCAAATACTAATAATTTGGGAGCGGATGAATATCCTCTACCACCAGAACTAACTCCAATAAATTCAAATGATTTTAAAGATTCAATTTTGATGATATTTGGTAACGTGACTGATGGTTTTAGAGTTTTATCAGTAGGGAAGTCAAAACCAATGTCCTGAATTCTGGTTTTATCAATTTGACCGACTATGTTACTATCTGCTTCTAAGATAGCACCTGTTCCATTTGCAGATGTAACTGTAGTTACTCCAGGAAGTGCATAATATGCCTTACCACCATTTACCACTTCAATTTGATTAATTGGACCCTTAGTATGGGTGCAATCAGTTTCATATGTGATCTTAGCTGCTGAAGTAGATGAAATATAAGATGACTGCTCTGGAGTCACCCCAATTGTAAATTCAAAGAAATTGGTGGATGCTGTTGATACTCTATGCTTTCCATTAAGGAGACTTTTTTTAATTTCTATGGTATTATTTTGGAAAACATCTGCATCTACATTAACTTCAGACTTAACTGTGGGTAATTCACTTTCATATATGGGATCTAACCTATAATAAAGTTCATCTGGAGTGTTTTCATTAACAACTAAAGAAACTTTAGCAGTTCCATTAATACCCGGTCTTCCAGTTTTAGTTACGTCATAATTTTTACCATCACTAATTTTTCCAGTGTATATGTTAGTGAAATTCTTATCAGCATATAAGTTAAATTCAAAAGAGGAATAATCTGTGGTTTGCTGTGTATGAGATAAAGAAGAATCCGTTAAGATAAAATCGACTGTAGAATTCTTATAAAGCTTCAATGCTGGGTTGATAGGATTAATAGTTCCGCCACCACCAGTGCTTGCAATGCCAACTCCAGCAGGTATATCTCTTACTGCATCGTGGAAAGTTTCTGCTAATTTGAAGGTATCACTATCAATTACACCAACATAATAAATTTCTTCATTAGTTAATCCCTCAGCAACATCTCCTGAGGTATAAACAACTTTTTGACCATTAACAAATCCATGATTAGTGATAGTGATTACACCAGTAGAGGTGTTAATACCAGTTGCACTATATGATTTTGGATTAATGATTATCTTTCTATTAAAATCATTATAACTGACATTGAACGAAGAGGATACTCCTGGATTTACATCCAAGAATATATCATGATCAACTGCAAGTTCGTGTGATTGTCCTGTAGAAACAGTTACCCTATTTCTATTAACAACGCCAGTAATTACATTGTAGTTTGTTTTTAAACTATGAACTACTCCTGTTCCTATTCCCAAAAATGCTAGGGTTGTTGACGCAGTGGTTCCAATGCCGATAAAAGTGCCTGTGGTCCCAAGACCAACTCTTACTGTTGACAGTCCGATTAAATTATTTGCTACTTTAGCAACAAATAATTGAGTTCCGTCTGCAACTGTTGTCCCAACACCAACATTGGTCTCATCTTGAACAATAATTCCTTTTCCACCATTAGCAGAATATGTAACAAGATCACCAGTTTGTAAATTATGATCTTTGATGAATAGTGTTTTGGTTGGAATAATTGTAGTGGTGGCACCTGTTCCTGGATTTGAGAAGAAGATTGTACTTCCAATTCCAACTCCAGCAGTGCTACCCAAACCAACTGTTTCTGATGGATTAAAGTAAATTTGTTTGTTTACTTTATATGCAAAATCAGTTTTAAATCCAGCATCAATAGAAAGTTTTCTTTGGGTTATGGTAGCTCCAGTTCCAACAGTGTGTGATACTCCAACAACTCCATTAACTGCTCTTAAAACTCTAAGTCTTGATAATCTTGTATCAACATTTAAAACCTTTACTCTTTCAGTTCCAATTTGAAGGATATCATTTTCTCTAATATTTGGATAGTTTAAATCACCTGCAACATTAAAGAAAGTTACAATACCTGTCGCTTCAAGAGTTCCGATTCCAACACCAGTTGTCCCAACACCAGTTAATGTATAAACGTTGGTTGTAATTCCAGCAGAATAAACTCCCTCTAAATCAGAAGCAGTTGTTGAAACTCCAGATATACGAATAAAATCTACATTTTGGAATTGATGTGGTGTCTCTGCAAATAGTAGATATTTTCCTTTTCCATTTGGATAAAATTCAACACTACTAATCGAACTAGTTGCAATACTTACACTTTCAACAGACCTACCAAGAACTCTTGAGACCCTTGCAGAAACGCCTGTGCCGCCTGTATTTGACTCATTGAATACAACTGGGTCATTTACTTTATAATTGTCTCCTCCGGTCAAAATACCAACGGATTGAATTGATCCTTTCTTAGTGTTGACAATTTCTATGGATTGCTGCAAGTCATTTGGAAGAGAAATATAATCATATCTTTCCTTTCCATCAAAATAATTAAATGGAGTAGTATTTTTTACGTATCCAGAAGAATTAAAATCATAATCATCTTGATTAGAGGTTTTTTTGAAATTAAACTCATTTGGTTTTGCGTGAAAATTTTCACCCACCAAATATGGGAATACTGGTGCCCTAAATCCTGTATATGGTGATTGAGTATCTGCAATGGTGTCTATTGTTGCAAAATACACATAAGATCCATTTGGAAAATCTGGGGTAACGCAATGTCTTCCATTATTCTCATCAAGAACATCTTCAGATGACAAGTTTTGATAAGTAAAATCTTCAACAAAGAAACCACTTGGCCACACGGTGAGTGGAGGTCTATTTGCCTTTGAGGTATCTTCAATATAACCACTCTTCATCTGAGTAACAGCACCACCAGATCTCTTTGAATATCCATATGGTCCGTAAATTGGATGGCCATCATATGACCAACCAATAATTGGCGAATGTTGAGTTGATTCTTGCTCCTGTCTTGTATTAACGTTTATTTTAAGATCAGTATCTCCATAAAGAATTTTTCCGTCTTGATCTACAGCATAAACAAGTTGTCTTAATTTTCTTGGTGCGTAAATGTGAGCGTATTGTAATTCAAAATCTTCATTTACACCATTTACAATTATACCGTCATCTTCTTTAATGGAAGACACATACCTTTGTGCTAAATTAACTCTCCAATTTTGAAGTTTTGCATTTAAAGTTGCACCTCTTCCTGGAAATACAACTCTAATAGTGGTAGTTGTTTGATCATATCCAATTCCAGATTCTAATACCTTTACTGAAGTTACTAAACCATTTGACAGTACAGGAACAACAACTGCTCCGATACCATCACCATCAATGACAAGATCTGGAGGAGAATTGTATTTTTTACCAGAATTTGTTACTAATACTTCTTGAAGTTTTCCATTATTAATAATGGGTTGCATTTGTGCATCAGTTCCAGAAATTAAAGTAACAGATGGTGGTCTATTCAGATTTAATACCTCTGAAGATCCATATCCTACGCCATTATTTGAAAGATTAACTGAAGTTACTTCTCCACGGAATATTGGTTGTAGTTGTGCTTGGAAAGTTTCTTGTCCAATAGAAGATATGCCAATTGATCCAGCAATAGTGACAGAAATTTCTGGATAGTTAAAGGAATGAGTTCCAGTGCCAGTTGAAGTTAATTCAACAAATTGATTTGTATCATAGAAGAACTTTCTTGAAGACGTTGTTAAACCTACATTTGTTAATCTAAAATTATCATCGTCGATCTTAATTACATAGTATTCTGTTCCATCAGTTAATCCTCCAATGGTGGAAGTGCCTGCGGTATATTTTACTTTTTCTCCACTTAAGTAATCATGATTTTTAATAGTAATTCTATTTTGAGAAGTGCTGACTCCAGCAATAGTAACTGATCTCTGCTTATTTTCATATCCAGTTCCATTAGATACTACGGAAATAGATTCAACTACAGATTTTTTATTGACACTCTGTAAACTGTGAACACCATTACCAAATGAAGTTAATACTACAGTATTAATTCCAGATAAAACATCACTTACAGTATTAAATAATTTAACAGTTTCATTATTCTCTACAGAAACATGATACTTTGCATCAGTTGTTAATCCACCAATACCATCTTGCCCGTTTGTTTTGTATATTACTTGTTCAGTATTTCTAAACTTGTGATATGTGCCCAACCCGATTGTAGATACCGTAGCACCAAGTCCGACTCTATTTGACGCTGCTTCTGAAAAGAATGAAACTGAGTGATCAATCAATTTCATATTTGGTTGTGCAGCTGCACCAGTTCCATTACCACCAGTAATTGTTATCCTTGGTGTGTCTGCATAATCAAATCCTGGATCAAGAACTCTAATTGAATCCAGAGATCCAAGAATTGATACATTTCCTGTGGCTCCTGTTCCTACTGAATCTTCAATGAAAACTAAAGGGGGATCTATAATATCATAATCTTGACCGGAAGCAACTACTTCTACTTCTTCAATTTTTCCATAGTATACAACATCACTACTTTTATAATTTAATATCTCTACTCCATTAATAAGAACTCCAGTAAATCCTCCAGGAGTTGTAGGAGTTAATTTACCAGTATGCTGAGCACGTTTTGGAATTTCTCTAACAATTTTTTGAGATGTTAAAGTCTGATCCTTAAATTCAAAAGGTGTTACTTTATTATTAATTACTTTTACTGTACTTTCTACTTCTATAAATCTTTCATTAAAAATATCACTCCTACTTTTTGCAAATTTTACAGTGGTATCAGAAACTCTCTTTACATAATAAAGACCATCCGAAAAGTTTGCTCCGAGTGAAGTTCCTCTTACAGACCTTGTTTTAATAGTGTTGTCTTCATCAACATATTTTTCGGTGGTTACTTCACCAGTATAATAAACAGCATCTCCTGTATAGAAGTTATGTTGCCCTAATCTTGAGATTTCAACATCTGTTCCTGCAGGGACTGTTTCTGAAAAAGTTACGGATCTATCATCTGTATTCAATGCCGCAGTAAAATATGAAGGAATTGACGAAGATGCAACAAGTAAATTATTATCACTATCAAATACAGCCTGCACATTTGCCTGGGTTAATCCAGCAGATGCAAATTTGGAGGCATTTCCTTTTAAAATATTTCTCTTTAATGTATATGTTCTATTTGAACTTAAATTACCTTGCCCTTTGACTGAAATAGATGAGGGTGAGGTAACTTGATAAATTACGGATGACTTCTCATTTCCAAGATCATCCGTTAGTACGACACTATCATTGATTCGGAAATAATGATCCTTAAACAAGAAAAGTTCGTAACTGCTATCAGAGGAGTCAATTAACTTAACAAGCACAACTCTATGAGTTGACGCATAGTTATAAAACCAATTCTTAAAAATTTGTTCGGATTTATCTTTACCTAAAGTTCTAATTTTAGCAGAGTCTCCATCTCTATACTCTTTGGTATTTTCCGGAACTTCTAATTTGCTAAGAACAGAATTGATTCTTACGGTTATTATTTCATCTTGACTACGAAATGATCTTCCATATGCATAAGTATTAATTCCAACGTCTTCACCATCGGGTATGGTTCCAGTTATATTTGAACAACCAAAAAATTCTGTTAAAGTTTTAGATGAATATGATACAATACCAGTTGTAGTGTCACTATAAGTAACTGATAACTCTCCAGTTGTACCAAAACCAACCGTAGAATCTACATTAAGAATAGATGCTCCAGATCCAACTTGCCCAATTAATTTTGTTTTGGGATGAATTGAAAATGCACCGTAAATTGCACCATCAACACTAACATCTCTATTGTATCCTGCATCAAGACTTAATTTGTAAAAACTCTTTCCGGTTCCTACTTGCAGTTTTTCTGCCCGTGTAATTGGAGCAAATGCTTTGGTGATATTAGTTTTAAATGCATAAGGATCTTGAAACAAAGTTGCTTGCTCAAGATCTAAGGGATCACCGGAAACTGGTTCCACAACTAGGTCATTTGTAATTCTATAGTCAGAATTTGATGGAGTAAATAAGAAATCTCTTGGTCTTACAACGGTTACATCTTCATTATATAATGCCCTAAACAAAATTTCAAAAGATCTATCTGTTCCTCTGCTCAGATAAAAATCTTTAGATTGTTTTACAAATAAATTCTGATTAAGATCCTCAGATAAAGGTCTTTCGTCAAGTAAAGGTAAAAATTGTTTTTTGGTTTTCGTTAAAAATTCTTTTAAAAATAAGCAACTAAGGTTTGTAATAGTTGCGCCTTTTTTATGTTCTTGAGTTGAAGTTGATGTAAATTCTAAATTATCTGTATTACCTTGTTCTCTATAAGAAGTAATTCCAACAAATCCTCTTACACACCCAGTAAAAGTAGAATCTGTCTTATCAGTATATGTTATAATCTCATCATTGATTTGAATTAAACCGTAAGTATCTGGAAATCCTTTAGTTCCTGTTGGAGTATTTGCCAGATCAACTTTTACAACGGTATCATTAAAAGATATATCTTCTAACAATACTGAAGAATAAGTTAAATTAGTTGTATTATCAAGTTTAATGTAACTATCAATATTCTGAATTAAATCAATGGGAGCACCTTGAAACTCCTGTGCTTGATAATATTGTTTTAAAAATTCAGAAATAAGAGGAAACTCCTCTCTCACATAAGAGGGGAGTTGATTCTGTACTATGTTGTTAAACTGAACTCTCTTTTCTGACATTTTATGATTCTATTAGTAACCGTATGAACCGCCGCCGCCACCACCGCCGGAGCTGCCGCCAGTTGATGGAGTGGATGAAGGAGTAGATGAAGATGTGGATGGTGCTGAATACGTGCCTTGAGAGACTGTACCCGTTGTTGTTCCTGTGTTGACTGTGGATCCTGCAGCAGTAGATCTAGTAGTTGCTATTGGTACGCTACCTCTACCACCTGGACGAACTAACATACCATCTGCATAACTGGATGTAACAATATAGTTAGACGCTGACGGATCGAGTCCTGATGCAATTTCATCAACTATAGTTTCAAAATTGCTGCTACCAACTTCAAGTTGTAAATAAAGATCTTGTAGCCCTACTACGTCATTTGATGTTGGAGCTCCGGATATTTCGATAATCGTTTGACCATCTTTAATTTTTCCTCCCAAAATGTTTATGGGGTTCAAAGTTAAAATACCCTGTTTATAATTAATAGTTCCAATATTTCTTCTTAAAATAGATGCACTTGTAGAATTTACAGATGGAACTGAGAATAAGAATAATTCACCAGTTTCTCTATTGGTATCAGGTAAATCTGAAATATAAACGTCAGAGTTAATACCATCTATTCTAAAAGCAGAAGTTTTAATATTATACCCATTCATACTTTTAATGTAGAATGCATTACCAAAACCAATTTGATACTCAACTAAAGCATTTAGAGTTACTCGCAAATCACGTCTCATTTGAATCGTCGTAATATTTGACGTTATAGAGTCATGACTATCATCAATTATCTTTAAGAATTTACTATACTTGAATCTCGCTCCATACTTATTTAACTCAGTTGATTCAGAGTACTTTTGAACATTATTTTGAACAACCGTAGATACAAGTTCCGAAGATGGTGTTAAGTTTGTATTGTAATATACCTTTGAGTCACTTTCAATGTAAAGATACTTAAGATCAAGTATTTCCGGAACAATTCCAGCAACAGCAAACTTTTTAAGTTTAAGTTTAATATTCTCTTTAATAAGATTTGGCAAATAGTCACCAAATCTTGGTTTAATACTAATGAAAACCTTTCCATATTGTGGAGGAATCAACTCTTCTCCGCCAAAAACTGAAATTGATTCGGTTTCTGGATAAATTTTTGATGGAATTAGAGTTTCATAGTCATTTGATGTCAGTGCTCTGTTTTGAGTTGCATAAATTCGTGTTGCATACTTCTTAACAGACTCAACAGTTTCAATGTTCTCACCACCTGCAGCAATAAGACCTGTTGACAATAGTGAGATGCCAGATGTTACGTTATATTCAACACCATTTCTTGTATAGGTGACTCTACCTCCAAAATTGAATTGACTGATGCCGTTTGCAGAATCACCATTAGTAACAATATAATTTGCTGTGACATAATTTCCTTCTTCTAGTGCTTTTCCGAAAATATTGTCTCCAAAAATTAATTCATATCTTTCGTCTTCAATTTCTTGTAGATAATAAACTCTTGATTCGCCATTAATATCAAAGAGACTATCTTGTAAACTATATTTGGCCGCGGCAGTTGAAAACTGATTAGTTTTAACAGAAACTCTAATCAAATCGCTGTCAATACCTGCGTTAGGTAAAATAAATTTTTGATTTGGATTTGTAGCAGAATATGTAAAGTTTGACTCTAAAAGAACACCTTCATAAACTGTTAATTCATCAAAAGATGCTATACCATCAAAAACTGGAACTGTTACATCTTCTAAAATTGAAAAAACAAATGATTGTGAAGCAAAAGATCCACTTGTAGTTGCAATAACACCTTTTTTTAAGGTGAGTGTTGCTGGAGATGGAGTAATATCTGATGTATCAACGAAAAAACTAACCGATGCTGTTGCTGCCTTTCTTGATCTTGGAACATATCCAATATTTCTTGCTAAAGCAACGACATTTTCTCTTAAAGTCGCGCTATCAATGAATACCTCATTCGCAACCATGTTTGCGTTATACGAGGTAATATAAGTGTTGTATGCCAGAACATCAATAATAGTCGAGAGATTAGAACCCTCAAAATCATAATCCGTAAAGTTGGAATTTGATCTTAGATATTCTTTGAGTGATGTTTTAACCTGGTCAAAATCCAGATTAGAAAAATTAACTAGTGGCATTTTTTACCTTGTTGGCTGCAAGACGAATTCCAATTGTTGTGCAGGTATATCTGCACCAATAATGTCATATATGATAATTACGTCAAATTGATTATTTTCAAAGTTAGGAAAAGTCTGAACTTTTCTCAATCTGACTCTTGGTTCATTATTTTCAATAGATCTTTCAATCTCATCCCTAATATCTGCCGCAGTTAAGTCATCAATATTGTCAAAAAGCGATTTCGAGACCCTTGATCCAAATCTTTCATTAAAAAACTTCTCTCCAGGTTGGGTAAAGACAATATTTCTAATGGAACGTGCTATTGCGTTCTCATTTTTGATGGCAATTAAGTCATTGGTCAAGGGATTAATCTTGAATGTCATACTGACATCCTTAAAACCTTGACTAACCCTCTCTAATGGCACAATAATACGGCAATTATGTATTATTTATCAACCAAAAAGAGGTTCTGGGTCGCCCTCTGGATCAAAAAGTTCACTTTCTTTAATTTTATCGGTCTTTTTTGGTGTGATCTTGTCGTTAGCAATCTCACGAAGCATTTTTTGATGCTGATCGTTTGCCAAATTGTCTAAAAAGTCGTTATTTGGAGTCATTTTTTTCCTCTTCAGGTAAATTTTCGCGTTCTCTTGCTGTTTTCCAGAAATATTCGTCCTCACGACCCATTCCGAGTCGCTCAAAACCATTTTCAACTTGATAATATTGAGTTGAAACTTTAAAATCAGGTTGTTTTGGTTCAACCGGTGTCAAACTATTGTCATAGATACGCATTCTATTATTAGGATACAGTGCATACTGACCATTTTCTAGTTCAATCAAGTTATGTGACTTGTGTTCGGCAGGATTTTCACTTGTTGCATAGTCAACTACCTCAGGATCTTGATGATAGTTATCAATTGTACAAATATAAGATCCTTTT